AGTTTGAGAAGGCCAAGGCCATAGTTGCCTCGGGCAAGATGATTAAGGACGCATGCGCTGAGACGGGCCTGACCCGCGACCAGTACAACCGCAGGATGCGAATGGAGAAACAAGGTAAAGACAGACTGGAGAGAGACTGATGAGCAAGCAAGATGGTGGACCAGCGTTTCCAAGCAAAGGAAAGATAAATAGACCTAGATCACAAATTTATCCCAACGCTACTGGCTCTGAAGTAATTGATGTAGTCAATACTGGCATGACCCTACGCGATTACTTTGCGGCGAAGGCGATGCAGGGGACTATACCTGCTCATGATGAAGTGCAATCGATAGCGAAATGGGCATATCACGTAGCAGACGCAATGCTTAAAGCGAGGGAAGAACAATGAGCGATAAAGACGTAATCCTCATTCTTATATTCCTAAGCGCGGTTCTCGCTGGGTGGGTGATCTACCTGTTGCATAGGGTAAGCGACCTAAAGCTAGATATTAAAGGGTATGACAAGGCCCTCATGCGGTGCACCGAAGAGAATCAAAAACTAGAGATCAAAAAGAACACCCTCATTACGCATGTACGGAAGGTGCTAGATGGTTACTGAAGCCTTTGTGTTCCTCGGCGGGGCCGCAGTTGGGTTCATCGTGATGGTGATCGTGTCGATTGTAATAGGGGAGATGAGGGATGAGTGAAAACAAATATGAACCTCCGAAGAAATTGCGGCATGGGGTTTACCCGTTTGATGTTATGACAGAGTACGTTCGCGCCGATCTTGTTGATGGGTTAGTTAAAGCGTTGGAGCGTTGGTTTTCTAGCCTATCTGATTGGGATCAGCTAGAGGATGAAGTTAAAGCCGCACTTGCCGCGCTGAAGGAGGAGGGATGAGTGAAGCACCGAAGAAGATTTGGATAGGAGAAACGCATAGATACTGGCAGACAGAATCTGTTTTTGATCTTGATGTCCCATACATCCGTGCCGACATCGTTGAGGAAATGCGGGAGGCGTTAGCGGGATTGGTTGAGTACGTTGGTAGGGACCACGCAGGAGTAGGGTTAGCTGAACTGCACGGTAAAGGAATCTATGCGCTTAAACGGTTGGAGGGGGCATGATTGACGAAGAACGATTCGAGAAGTGGAAGAAGCGCAATGAAGAAGAGATCGAGCAGCTTACCGCTGAAATCCTTGAATGCGAGAATCACCTTAAGGTCCTACGCCTACGTAGAGATGCCGCCATCTTAAGTAGTTTCCCCGGTGGGTTTAAGCCGAGCGTGGAGTTGGAGAACATGGTCGTAGGCGAATGGGTGGACAAGACATGAGTGAAATAGGTTTGCTCATTGTAGGACTGTGTATCGGTGTCACGGTGCTGGCGCTGGTGGTGTTGTATGCAATGGAGAACGACGAGGATGATTGACGTAATCGAAGGCTGTATCCGTGCGGATCTTAAAGAGAAACAAGATGCTCAGGAGCTAAGAGAGCGGATGTTGATGCTCGCCATACAAACATACTCAGAGGCAGGGTATGGGATCAACGAAGATAGGATTATCGGGTTAGCAGAAAGATTCCGTAGGTATGTACGGGAGGGGAAAGATGGGAACTAGACACAAGCATGCTGATGTCATCATCGCTTGGGCTAATGGGGAGGAAATTGAATACAAATGGCATGGCGAGTGGCATGACTGGGACAACAATTCCACCCCGTCGTTTTATGAAGAATGTGAATACCGCATCAAGCCCAAGCGTGTGAAGAAGGAGGGGTGGGTGAATGTTTATCCAGACAATTATTTTGGAGAAATAGCCCGCATTTTTCCTACTGAATATCTTGCTAGGGAGTACACATCATTGAGCGTGGCCTGCATCCGCATCGAATGGGAGGAAGAAGTCTAACCATGAACCGCAAAGCTCAGGACTTCCATAAAGAACAGTACGACGCATGTCCATGCAACTACTGCAACGCTAACCCCGGATGTACCAACACCTTGTGTATTCTGTACGCCGCTTACAAACGAGGGGAGACCGTACCGATGAGTCTGATCGAGAGGTTCAACGAAGCGAGGGCTAAGTAGTGGGGGTACCGGCCATACATAACCACAAACGGTTTTGTCAGGGATGCAGGAAACCAAGGCCAGTGGAAGGTGGAGTACACAGAGGGGCACTCAAGCAATACTGGAGATGCGCTGACTGTGAGGAAAGAGCACGTAAACGCAACGAACGGAGAATGAACAATGATTGACTTTACTGAAGAGCAAGAACAACAAGCCATGCAGCCGCCCACCATAGACCAGATTCTATTGGGTCTGATGTATGAACTCCAAGCCCTACGTACTGAGGTGTATTACCTACGTGAGACCGTGCATGGACTCAACGGCACGTTGAGGGAGGAGGGATGAACCCGTTCAAAAACAAAAGCGTGGAAGTTTTTTGGTCATTAGCTAGGCAAACTAACCAACCATTAGCTTTGGATATGCTGGTAATACCACCCGAACCGGCATACCCTAATATAGTAAAAAACAGGAACAGCAACGCTGAGTTTACTTTGTGTCCTGCAATAGCTGCATTTTTCAAAAACACGTTTTTAATACGGAGCCCCATTGATTTAGAGTTTTATGCTACACCGGAGGGGGACGCTCGTTCAGATAAAATGGATAATTGGTATCTGGAATCTTTTATTCGTCGATCTAAATCCAGTAATGAAGATACTCATAAAGCGTTTCAGGTAATTACTTCCCTGTTAGTTTTTTATACTAAGCAAGACATAGAGGTGCAGCAGCTACCAGCGTTTTTAGAGCACTCAGAAAGTCAAAACAACGTAAAGACTATTCCCGGCGTATTTAATATATCTAAATGGGTACGCCCCGTATCATTTGCTTTTGAAGTAGTAGATATAAATAAACCAGTTGTGATTAAACGGGGAGATCCAATGTACTACCTTAAATTTAGTGTGCCAGATGGAGTAAAAGTAATTCTTAAGCAAGAAGACTATCTGGAAGACTTACACAACCTCACGCAAAAGTGCTTATCCCTAAAATCCATAAGGCCAAAGATATCCTTGAAAGAAAATTATTCACTAGCAGCTAAATCCATCGCTGACTTCTGGAGAAAAAGAAAATGAAAACCATCATCTTCTGGGCTGTCGTGCTGACAAGTTGTACAGCAGACGCCAACTCAAACTACTACAACTATCGTGGTACGTACGAAGGATCAGCGATCGACTTGGGCAACACCACCAACTACTACAACTACCGGGGTGACTACATGGGTTCAAGGATCGACATGAGTCCTGAGCCGGAAGTAGATCGGTACTACGAGCCTGAATACGTGATGCCAATACCGGGATCAGAAGCAGGTAATCCATTCACCCCCGGCATTTATTTGGACGATTGGGAATGAACATAATCACACTGGACTTCGAGACGTTCTACGATTCGAAGCAGGGGTACACACTTAAGAAGATGACGATGGAGGAGTACATACGTAGTCCTCTGTTCCAGACTATTGGTGTGTCGGTAAAGGTAAACGAAGAGGAGACAGCATGGGCTAGCGGTACGCATGCCCAGATCAAGCGGTTCCTAGACACGTACGACTGGGAGAACTCAATGCTTGTGTGTCAGAACACGGCGTTCGATGGACTCATCCTATCGGAGCACTATGGCATCCACGCCAAGTGGTATGCAGACACTATGCTCATGGGTAGGGCCACGCTGGGTGTGGACGCAAGGGTGTCGCTGGCGGCTCTGGCTAAGCACTTCGGTGTAGGTGAGAAGGGCGATGAGGTGATCCGGGCCGATGGCATGCGGAGAGAAGACTTCAGCGATGAAGAGCTGGATGCCTACGGTGACTACTGCGTCAATGACGTGGAGCTTACGTACAAGATATTCAGCAAGATGGTGCGGGACGGGTTCCCCAAGGGCGAGATGAAGTTGATTGATCTAACCCTGAAGATGTTCGTGCGCCCACGGCTCGTACTTAACAAGGAGCTACTCGAAGATCACCTCATAACCATCCGAGAAAAGAAAGGCGCTCTCTTAGCCGAATCCGGTTGTACGGTAGAGGATCTGATGAGTAACCCTAAACTGGCTGATGTACTCAGACAGTATGGGGTCGAACCTCCTGTGAAGATAAGCGCAAGAACCGGTAAGGAGGCGTACGCATTCTCCAAGACTGATGCTGACTTCAACGCCCTGCTGGAGCACCCTGACTTCAGGGTACAGGCTATTGTGGCCGCAAGGCTTGGGGTCAAGTCCACGCTTGAGGAGACAAGGACCGAGAGGTTCATAGGTATAGCAGACAGAGGGCTGATGCCGGTACCGCTTGGGTACTACGCCGCCCATACCGGACGGTGGGGTGGGTCAGACAAGATCAACCTACAGAACCTCCCGTCTCGTGGTGCGAACGCAGGGAAGATCAAGAATGCTATCGAGGCCCCGGAGGGCTACGTGATGATCGACTCGGACTCATCACAGATTGAAGCCCGAGTGCTGGCGTGGCTGGCAGGACAGGACGATCTGGTCGAGGACTTCCGTGAAGGACGTGACGTATACAAGATCATGGCCTCAGCAATCTACGGCAAGCCTGAAGATGAGATCACTAAGGAAGAACGGTTCATGGGTAAGACCGTAGTGCTTGGGTGCGGGTACGGCCTCGGGGCCGTCAAGTTCCGCAACGCGCTGGGTATACAGGGCATAGACATCACCCAAGACATGGCCGATACAATCATCCTCGCCTACCGGGAGAAGTACCCCGCCATCACAGCTTTGTGGAGACAGGCCCAGTTGATGATCGAGTACGTTACCAAGGAGAAGGTGCTGGACATTGGACCGCCCGGAGTGCTGGAGGTGGTGCTGCCTAAGAACGACAAGAACCGCAATGGTGGAGTTAGATTGCCTAGCGGGTTGATGCTCTACTACCCAGAACTTAGAGCAGAGCCCAATGAGAAAGGACGGTTGGAGTACTCGTACCGTAGCCGTTACGGAAGGAACAGAATTTATGGCGGGAAGGCAGTAGAAAACATATGTCAGGCTGTCGCTAGGTGTATCATAGGAGAACAAATGATCCTCATTGCCAAGCGGTATGAGGTGGTGCTGACGGTACACGATGCTATCGCTTGTATCGCACGAGAAGAGGAAGCTGACGAAGCTCAAGCGTATGTAGAACAGTGCATGCGTTGGGTTCCTGCGTGGGCTGAGGGTTTACCTGTCAATTGTGAATCGGGGTATGGGAGGAGCTATGGAGAATGTTAGAGACGAACTTTTGGTAAAAAATTTGACGGCGATCGTTAATAGACTACCGTTTAGTACCACTGTAGAAATGCATATCCCGGAATGTATAGGATTAAAGTTTTACAGCACGGGAGTAAAAGGCGGGAATCGTTCCCACGGTGCAGAGGCTACTTTGATATTGAATACAGAAAATGGGTTTTTGGCAGGGGTGGATAACGACTGCCACGTAAACACGACTAGAAGTATTGAAATAAAGGTTGCCGGTGACATAGAAATCCAGTCATTGATTCAGAATTTAATTGACTTGGGTCTACAACTTAAGGAGCAATATCCACATCTAGTCCCAGATAAAGGGTACGATCATTGGGGGTACAACGGGAAATGAACACCAACGTAAACGTGCTGGAAGCGGCGCAGGACATAATCTTTGGGGACCGTGAGAAGACTTACGGCAAACCCAGTAAGAACTTGGACTGTATTGCTGACCTGTGGAATACGTATTTGATGAGTAAGTTTGATGGGGACCTTCCGAAACTACTCACTAACAAGGATGTTGCTGTAATGATGGTGCTGTTGAAGACCGCACGGCTGGCTAATGATTTAACTCATCGGGATAGCCTGATTGATATCTGTGGATACGCCGCTCTCGTGGAGCGTTGCGACGAATGAGTAAATCTCCGTCATGGTCGTTCTCTTCCATAAAGAACTTCAATACCTGCCCTAAGCAGTACTACCACCTGAAGGTGCTCAAGGAGTACCCGATGGAGCAGACTGAACAGATTCTTTATGGGAACCGCTTTCATAAGGCAGCGGAAGAGTACCTCCGTGACGGTACACCGGTACCGAAAGAGTTCGAATCCTACCGGGAAGCTCTGGACCTTATCCGTGACAACTACCCCGGTGAGATACATTGCGAACTTCAGTTCGCTCTGGATGAGAACTTAGAGCCGTGTTCGTTCAAATCCAAGGACGCATGGTGGCGAGGGATCGCCGACTTATTGATTATCAACGGGACCAAGGCGTTCTGCGTTGATTACAAGACTGGTTCCGCTAAGTATGCGGATAAGGGTCAGTTAGAACTAATGGCCCTTGCAGTGTTCAAGCACTACCCACAGATCGAAGAAGTAAAGGCTGGATTGTTTTTTGTAGTGCATCACAGCTTCCCGAAGGAGACCTACAAGGTCGAAGGGCAGGACATGCTGTGGATCAAGTGGTTCAAGAACTACGGGCAGTTACGTACCGCCCATGAAACCGGGGTGTTCAACCCCAGACCGAGCGGGTTATGTAAGAAGCATTGTCCCGTACTGTCCTGTGCTCATAATGGGAGGAGCTGATGCCCTACAAAAACAAAGCTGATCGGAAGTACAAGCAAGCTGCTAAGTATGAAGATTCGCCTGAACAGGTAAAGAACCGCATGGAGCGTAACCGTCTACGTGCCAAGTTCATACGAGAAGGTAAGGTGCGTAAGGGTGACGGCAAGGACGTAGCCCATCGCAAAGCCATGGACAAGGGCGGCACAGTTAAGGATGGCGCATTCGTCCAAAGCGCCGGGGCTAACCGCTCATTTAAGCGTGATAGTTCCTCTAATTTAGTCTCGGAAACGAGTAAGCGCGAACGCAAGCGCAAGTAGTTTTATGTGGGAATAGGTTAGCCGTAAGGTATGAGTGGGCTAACCGGGTAGTTTGCGACCTACGGTAAACCATACCAACTGACACCGCGCTCTCCGATGCTCGCATCAGCGGGGAATCAGTACGGAAGTACGGGGTAGACAGGGAATAGGGCTTGTTTACCTCGCTTTCGTTCGTCTATAAAAAGGAGAATGATATGCAAATAATTGATAACAAAGCACTTTTATTGAACGTCCGTAACCCCGGACGGATCACCACTGTGATCCCGAAGAGCAAAGACTTAGGCAACGGGAAGGTTCTGGTTCACTGGAATCTCGAAGAAACCCAAGTCCTCAAGAACCTAAAGATTAAGAACGTACCCTCCCCCATATTGGGTAAGTACGACTGGCCGGGGATGTACAAACCCTTCGACCACCAGAAGGACACCGCATCATTCCTCACCCTCCATCGCAGGGCGTTCTGCTTCAACGAAGCAGGAACCGGGAAAACAGGCTCCGTAATCTGGGCTGCTGACTACCTGATGAAACTGGGTAAGATCAAACGGGTGCTTATCGTATGCCCCCTGTCCATCATGGACTCGGCGTGGAGAGCAGACCTGTTCAAGTTCGCCATGCACCGTACCGTGGACATCGCTCATTCAAGTGGGGTGAGAGCCAAGGAGAAGCGGAAGCAGATCATCAGCTCCAACACAGAGTTCGTCATCATCAACTACGACGGCATCCCCATCGTGGAGGAAGACATCAAGAAAGCTGGGTTTGACTTGATCGTCATTGACGAGGCCTCTGCATATTCAAATACCCAGACCACTCGCTGGAAGACGCTAAACCGAATCCTACAGCCGGATACGTGGCTGTGGATGTTGACCGGTACTCCAGCTGCACAGTCTCCTGTGCAAGCCTACGGCCTAGCCAAACTGGTGAACCCCAACGGCGTACCCAGATTCTTCACGACCTTCAAAGACATGGTGATGACCAAGGTCTCCACGTTCAAGTGGGTGGTGAGACTGCAAGCGGACAAGATCGTGTACGAGGCGCTTCAACCGGCGATACGGTACGAGAAAAGCGAGTGTCTTGACCTACCTGATATGACGTACGTAACCAGAGAGGTGGAACTCACACCCCAGCAGAAGAAATACTACGAACTCCTGCGAAGACAGTTGGTGGTGCAGACAGCCGGGGAGCAGATCACAGCGGTGAACGCAGCGGTGGGTCTGAACAAACTACTCCAGCTTTCATGCGGTGCGGTGTATGCCGACACGGGCGAGACAGTCCAGTTCGATATAGCCAATCGGTACAAGGTGCTGCGGGAGGTCATCGACGAGACCACACACAAGATCCTCATCTTCATTCCGTTCAAGCACACCATCGAGATGCTGGAGGAGAAGCTGACCGCAGACGGGTTCAGCACAGCAATAATCAACGGGGAGGTATCGGCTGGCAAACGCTCCGACATCTTCAGGCAATTCCAAACTGAACCCGATCCGCGTATCCTGCTCATCCAACCTCAGGCAGCGGCTCACGGAGTCACCCTTACTGCTGCTGATACGATCGTATGGTGGGGGCCGACTTCCAGTCTGGAAATCTACGCACAGGCGAACGCCCGAGCCCACCGTGCTGGGCAGAGGAATCCTGTCACCGTGGTACGTCTTCAAGGCTCGAATGCCGAGAAGCACGTCTACCGCATGCTCGAAAATAGAATCACAGAGAACGAAAAGTTAATTGATCTTTACAAGAATTTGCTTGACTAACACAAAGTTTGATAGTCAAATTTACACATCGGCGCTAGACCGAGACAACTGGAGAATGACATGACCGAAATACCATTAGAAAAATTAGTAGGCGTCTACATCAAGATGCGTACCAAAAAGGAGCTGCTCGAAGGAGAGGCTAAACAGATCGACAACCAGATGCGTGAGGTCAAGGTAGCAATCAACGACCGCATGCGGGAGACCGGTTTGGATAGCATCCGTACAGCGGCGGGTACCGCTTACCGCACTGTTAAGACCACGTACGCACCCAGCGACTGGGGGCTTATGTACCAGTTCATTCTGGACCACAACATGCCAGAACTACTGGAAAAGCGTCTGCATCAAGGTAACGTGAAGAAGTATCTGGAAGAGAATCCAGAGGATGTACCACCCGGACTCAACTCAACCATGGAGTACTCCGTAACTGTAAAAGGTGTGAAGAATGCAGGATGAACCGTACGTATCACTTGAGGACTTAGCGAATCACTTCGCTGTGTCCCAATCTACAGTGCGGCTTTGGATTAGAAGGAACACGATCCC